TATTTCGTCAACGCGTTCTTTTTTCTAGCAAAATGCTGTAGATTCAAGGGAATCATGTTTTTCATCAATAATCACTCCTCATAAATAGTATTTTTACAGCTAAGATATACTCCCCAAATAAAAAAACCGTCATCATCTTGACCGATTAAATTCGGTAAGGATGCGGTTTCTATATGTTGGAAATCGAAACTCCCGTTATTGCTTTCTAAATCATCTAATCGTTCTAATTCTTGATAAATGTCAGTGAGTGATGAGTAACAATTATTCTGATTCTTACTTTTAGCACTCACTTGTATTTGATAGTTTTTATCTCGTATACCATCAAAATAGACCCTTTCTTCCCCACCTGGCATTGCCATTACGGATATGCTGTCATCTGTACCTAATAGACCAATGCGACTGCGGGCAAATAGATCCATAGTATTTATATAACTGTTCAACCGTTCCATAAAATCTAATGTTTTTGTAGCGATATAATCACCTACTTCATCGCTTTTTTAGTAATTCTAACCCAGGAATCACCATGAATGGACTTTGCTTTTTTATCCCAATAGGGTCCAGTTCAAGCGGTAGTGTAATTACTGAATTGTGTGTGGTATTGCCTTTTTGCATAAGGAACATTGTAATGGATTGATTTCCCGTCTAATCCGATAGAGGATTGATTCCTTAGATCACTTGTTAACATTGGTACATACTGATTACTATCTGCATGCACTTGATTAACGAGTGGATATTGTCCTTGTTTAGTCATTTGATTGACCCGTCTAGGGATCCCGGACAGGTCTTTTTTAATGTTAATTGAAAGCATCTAAATAACCTCCAATTCCCAATGATGCACCTTGTTTTTAGTCGGATGATAACAAGGAATTACCTTTTTAATCACATAGTTTTTACCGTTAAATAAGATTTTTGATCTTTCTTGAAAATCTGTTTTTGGTTTACTATGTTTTGCATCAACAAAGATAACGGCATCAGCTACAATCTTATTTTGGTTACTATCTCGACTAAAGACGGTAGTATCATCAAAGCGCACATGTTTTATGTTTATTGGATCCGCGAATTGTTCATTATCCCAATCGTCTATGCCTTGATATTCTTCGTATTTTATTGAATGAATCAGCAATTGTTTGGGTAAATTCATGACCTCACCGCCATGCCTCTATATAATAGGCCGGTACCACGCAAATACATATAAACATCACTAGAAACGAGTTTATTTATTTCCTTTTGGTTGTTTACACCCGTTCCCAATTGGGTCCTACCAATCTGGACAGTCAAAGGATTATTTATTCCATGTGTTGATGTTTCGCCCACATCATGAAAGTACTCAATCTGTGCAGCAATTGACTTTTTAAATTTGGTACGCCTAAACTTATGATCATCTTCTAAATCCGTAAAATGATAAAAGTCACGAGTGACGTAATCTAATACATCACTCGCTTTTTTGACCAGTTGTTTAAATTCAGTTTCATCTAATTCAGAAAAATCAAAGTCGTTATATTCTTCATAGGTTAAATAAGGCATTACCCTTCACCCTTTAATGCATCTACTTCCGATTGTAAATCATCAACCATTTGTTGTAATGATTCTAAGGCTGATTTATCTGCCTTATTTGAGAGTGAACTAGAATTAGCTTTTTTGCTTAATTCAGCATCTATTTCATCTTTTGTGTAGTACTGTTCCGGGTCCACGCCACCACCACCTGTACTTTGAAGGAGATCGACAAGGTTATAAACCTTGCCATCCTCCCCTAGAATCCTGCCACTTTTAGCGGCAACATTGGTCATGTCATATATTTCTGGCATTATTATTCAGCTCCTGCGATTTGTATTCCGCTCAAACGGCCTGCTTTACGTGTAGCTTTTAATGCAACTGCTGCAACCATTTCAACGTCACCCGTTTTAACAGCGCCCGGACGGTTCCAATCTGGAAGGTAAGTACGAATCACACCATTCCCTTGCGGTGATACGCCGTGGAAACCATCTAAACCGAGATTGACAGCGTACAGTTCTGTTTTACCACCGGAAATATCTACAATCGGCTTTGATGTTGAACCGTCATAAAAGTAACCCAAGTCAATTAAAGGGATTCCATCGTACAAATCAACCTTACGACCGAATGCATCCTCTGCCTGTGTAAAATATCCAACACGACGGGCAACGGACTTAATTTTTGTAATTAACTTATTGTTACCCAAAATCATGCTTGGACGACCTTCCAATTCAGATAAGAAACCGTCAATTTCATCAATGAATGCTTGCTTGTTGTTTTCCATGTTCGTGGAGTCAGAAACATTAATATCTGTTTCCAAGTCCGTGGAAGTGCCATCGATTGCCTTTGACAGTCCATCGAATGCTTTGTCATCCTCAGTAGAATCACCGTTAATTACAGTATTGTGAAAAAGGTTAGATGCTGCTTTAATCTTTTGTTGCAATTGGAAGTTCATTTCATTGACCTGTCCACTTGTATCTTGGATAACACGGTCAACTTGGAATGAACCACCGAAAATCTTTAGGTTGACAAACTTGTTTTCTCGTTCCGCTTCACCCGGTTCATATTCCTTATTAATTTCACGAAAGCCAGCCACAGAGGGTGTTTTCAAACGTGTATAACCATAAGTGAGCGTTGAACCACCTGTTCCTGGCGATACCGCATCATCAAATGTTAATTGATCCAATAAAAAGGACGAGCGACGAAACTCATCTACTACAAATTGATCAATTTTATCAGCCATACCTACTTTGGCTTGTTCTAAAGTTACTGGCATTATAAATCATCTCCTGAATTATTATTTTTGTTGAAAATGTTGCGCTAATGCTTCTTGCAAGTTGGAAGGATCTCCACTTCCTGTTCCTGTTCGGTGCTGTCCAGTAGTGAAGTTGGGTTTACCAACTCCTGGTTCATCTGATTCGAACAAATAAGTGTCTGATTCTTTCAAAGCATCTAATTGGTCATCAAGGTTTAATAGTTTCTCACCATCTAGCTTGATAGACTCAGTGTCTAGTAAAGCTTTGACCGCCTTAGTGTTTTTGACCTTAGCACCTACCAAGGCGTTGTTTAAAGCATGATCAAACGCTTGATTCTGAAGTTTTTCTTCATATTCATTTTTGGTAGTTTCATTTTCGGTCTGCAATTCTTGAATCTTCTGCTTTAATCCCTCAGCATCAACTTTCTTTAATTCTTCTAGTTGGGTATCCCTTTCTTCAAGTTGACGCTTCAATTCCTTGTTATCGTTATTTACTGTGTCAAACTTATCCTTTGGAAACCAATTTCCATCAGATACAATTGCCAGCTTATTATCACCCGCTTTTTCTATAACTTGGTTGTATAATTCCTCTCCAAGCAATTCTTTCAAATCCATCTATAATCGACTCCTTATTAATGTTTTTTTGGCATGTTCACCTCATGCTTTAAGGTTGCGTTTAGTTCGACCCTAAACCTTTAAAAAGGGCATAATAAAAAAGCCTGTTTAACGACTATTGCTTAAAGTCAAGTACCGTATAGTACTATCAAGATAATGGATCACTTCCTTTCATCTAGGAAATCCTGTAATTCACCTAATAATTTCTCTTGGAACTTAGCGTAATCTTTTGCTTTAATGGTGATTCCGAGTCTGATTTCCAGTTCTTGTTCTGATTTTTCAGCATCAACGTAGCTTGAGTATCCTTTTATCCCTATGGAAGTCATCAAATCACCCTCTCCCTATCGTATTGACGAGTACGTCCTGATTCCTTTATAAATTCTCTCATTCTTGCTTGTCGCTTGCTTACCAACTTCTTATATTTATCAATCGATTCTTCATCGCCCATGATTTCCGCAATTCTCTTGGAGCGTTTAGCATCACGAATTTGCCTTTCATGGTAGCGTTGTTTTTGTCTTGCTTCTCGGTTTTCTTTCATATCAGATTCATCATATTGCGGTTGGTTGTTTTCGTTTAGTCCTGGTATAAATGGAAAGAACATGTGACGACAACTTATACCACGAATCCCTGATGGTTCCCCATAACCAAATTCGTAAATGCTGGGATATCCATCCACTGGTTCCTCTGATAACGTGGCCACGTTACCTTGAATATGTGAACAGATTTCCCTAGGGTCTGGCAATGTACTAACTAATACGAATTCAACATCGTATTCTTCCATACGTGACATTCGTTGTTCATTGTATGTTCTGTTGACCGTGCTTCTAATGACTGTCCTTGCATACTGCTCTAATCGCCATGTATGACCGCCACGATCAATAAATGCAGTATCAATACCTCTTTTACTCCATTTAATAACGGTGTCAGTGATTGCCTTATTTGTGGTTGTAGTTCCGGCAAGCACTTTAGCTGTTGTTTCTTCCACCATCTTGCGATACATCTTTGAAACAGTTCCACGGCCATAATTCGTATCAATAAGCGTCTGATTTACGAAGTTGTCAAACTCTCGAAACGTTTGTTTTACATATGATTCTAGTATTTGATCTATGTTACTAGGCATATCTAATTTGTTGTACACATCTGTTAGCTCATAATCAACGCTATTGATAGTATCGATACCAACTTTATGGATAGCCTTATGAATCTCTTTTTCAGCAATTCCTGTTGTTTTAGAAAGCGATTTGACTGTTTCATTGTTAACCATTCGTAATTGGTTCATTTTATCAATTTGCCAATCTAATACGTTGTCTCTTGTAATGTCGTTAGTAGTTTTTAATCGTTTGGCTATCATTTCAAATACTTGTTCTTCAAGTGCTGCATAAATATCTGTGATTGGTTCGGTGTACATATTCAGTTGACTTGGATTGATTTTAGGTTTTTTGGGTTTCATTTATATCAATCCATTCTTTATAGAAAGATGAATCGATGATACAACAGACGGTATATCAAACGGTGTTATTTCTGTTATTTCCTCAATAGACAATCCGTTTTTATAATGCTCCAATATGACGTTATCCCAATCCATCTACTCACCTTCCCCAAACATCGTACTATCCATTGGTGGTTCAGCTTGTTTCTGTTCCTCGACAATCTCAGTAATTATTTCCATGGCTTCATCATCCGTAACTCCGAATATCTTTCTGATTGCCCGTTTTTTAGATTGTAGTTCAGCGTTAACCAGTAACACTTGTTTGTCAATTTCCGCTGACTTATCCTCTGCAATAGAATCATCAAATGCGACTGATATTTCCAACTCATCTTTAGATGCAAATAATTCATAAGTTTCAGCAATAGCAAGAATGGACTCAATTAATTCAATCAGTCCGGATTCTATAATGACTTCATGTGATTGCTTACTCTTGAATGTCTTGGATTGTTCGGAAACAACCTCTGTGGCTGTTTTCATGGATTGCCCATCAAATACAAACGTTCCACTTGAAAACCCTGTCTGCATAGAAAATAGATTTAATAAAGCATTAATGGCTGCAATATGTTCCTCTACTCTTAAAACGACTGAGATGTCTCTCATTTCCGTGTCATCCATGTCACCAGCAAACGCTTCATAGGTTTCGTCAGTTGCATCAAAGTAACGTTGCATGTTTCCGTCTTGGTCCACTACCGTTCGGATCATGGCCTCTGGAACGAGTATTCGCTTTTTCCCAAGTCTGAACTCTCTATGAAAGCTATCAAAGGCAGTATCAATAGACCGCATGGTATCAAGCGCATTCGCATAAAGTGGAATACCTAAAGGGCTTTGAGTATCGATGTTATTAGCTGTATTGGGCTTAAAATATACGAATATTGATTTCTTTATTTTAGGTATACCAAGAACAGGCTCCAATCCGGGATAAAGAATCGATAAATTTACTTTCCTCCCCAGATCAGTGCCTGTTTCGGATTCATATAATTCATTTGTGACGGTATAAATACCACCTTCCCAAGTATGCCATTCTAGCAATGTATACTTCTTATTTCCTCGTTGTATTTCATTCACAAATACACCTTCTGTGATGGTTTCGTTACTCCATGAAATTGGAATAAAACAGTCAGCAGTAATGAATGATAGCTTGATTTCACCATTTTCAACATAGGGTTTGATAACCATCCCACCCATAGCGAATGAATATTCTAGGAAGTCTTGAAACTTCTTATCGAACTTGTCCTTCTTAAATACATCATTTATGAATAGGGCTGTTTCGTTTTCGTCATCGCCAATAGATATTTCACATTTCTCGTTATAAACAAGACTAGCCATTTCAGCAGCGCTTGTTTTTGCCATGTTCATGGTATCCATACGACGTGTTTTCTGTCCTTCTATGGTATGGTATTTAATTTGATGGAATGGCTCGTGATAGCCCTTGTATAAGTTTTTCCATGTATCAATGAGTTCATAAACTTCTTCATTCATTGCTATGTTTTTATGCTCTGCTATCTTTTCAATGCCTTTAAGTATACCCAACCTATGCAAACCTCCTTTCAACAAATCCATTATCCTTCTCCACAAGATTTATCACCTGCCTTAATGCTTCAACCCTAACTTCCTCAAGTTGTCATTAATGTAATACAAAAACATGTCGCATGTATGATCATCCACTTCAATTACTTTTGGTTTAGAAGTTTTCAAACTATCTGCATCCCAAGCATATTTCTTATGTTCTTCAATAAAGACTCGGTTGTTTGCTGTATCTAAATAATAAAAACGCCCCTGAGCTAGCAAATCATGGACGTTATCGATCATATCTATTTTGGTTTTTTTAGCTATTGGATGTAGCCTTATACTGTAATCCTTATATATTTGATTTCGCAAAGCGCCCTCTGCACTATCAATAGTCATCATGTCTAAATGTTTACCGTACTGATTCCTTATTGACTGTTGCCACTCATAAAACTCATTAGATAGCTCACTAGGAGCCTTTTTATTAACCTTTCCTTCCGGCGAATAATAGTAAGTATCTAACAAAATCACATTCCTTTTAGCTGTGAATGCAAACGCTCCGTGTGTCGTTGCACTAACTTGGTGCCCTGTATCTGTGGATGTATCTATCAAAACGATTGGATCATCACTAGGTAATTCTTTTAGTGGCTTAAATAGGTTCATGTTATAGACGTTCGTCCCAAGCCCAACAGGTTCACCTAAATATAGATATCTGTAATAATCGTAATCATTCTGTTTAATTCTCTCTATATCAGCTAACATTTGCTCAGTAACGAATCCTAGTTCATCATCTTTATA